AGTAGTGTGCTCCACTGAATACCTTTTATAAAATAAATGATCTAACTTCTATTTTTTTGCTGTCCCCTACCACCCACCCATTTAGCTGCTATTATTGTGGGCTCTTGGGGAACCCTTTTGGATGGCCAATTATGACCAAATTATTACTATGAAATTTAGAATTTTGGATCTAATTTAAAATCTACTCCCATTTTATGGAAGTCTGATTCCAAATTTCTGCAGGAATGTTCTTGCAGTGTCGCTGAGACCACCTCTTCCCCACTTGAGCTGTTCAACATCCTTCAGGCTCTTAGCTATGGCGACGGTCTTCTGCGACATCCATTTGTCTGCAGTGAGAGGCCCATAGCGCTGCCTTAATGCCTTCTTTAAGTATTGGGGATCCATCATTCCTTGCTTGACTCTGTAGATGCCAATTGTCAACGGGTAAAAATTGAAAGTTTCCAAGAACATTTCTGTTCCCGGGAAGAATGCCAAATAGATTTCTGCTCCATTATCCCATCTGATCCCATTGGATTCAGCTATCGGGTTGATGACCGTTGTCTTGATCAACTCCCGCTGGGCTGCATCCTCATTTTCTTTGAACTGCTCTAGCACCCATCTAGCCAAATACCCTGACAGCCGGTGGATGGTAAGATCGTTGTTATCAATTGGGTTGTTCCTGTTTCCAGGAAAATGATTATTGACAACCTCCACCTGCCACTCTCCAAATTTAGGACTAGCCTTCCTCTCTGGCTTACGAGCGAGAGCAGCCTTGGCTTTTGCGGCATTAAGGAAGAAGATCCTAACGGAATGGAGATTAATTGCTTCCCCATATTTAACACAGAAGTCCACATACCCTGCGTCAGGATCAAATCCATTTGCACCGGTGGATGCGACATCATAAAAAACCAAATCAGACATCACACTTCCAAGTTATTCCTCTCGGTATCTCAAGTTATGACAAATTATTCTCAAAGTATTCAAGTGGAGTACACTACT